ATTCTTATCCTCTTGCCACTTGTAGTTCTGAAATTCCTTGATCAGATTCTTTGAGTTCCTTGTTACGAAGATCTTGTATCTCTTGAGGATATCAATCCCCGCCATAATAGAGTCATTTCCCTTTGCCGTGGGCTTCACATTCCACCCCATACGATGCAACTCCTCAATCGACTTCGGTTCTGCCGAGTCAGCCCAAATTTCATCGTACCTGGTCAATCCTAATTCCTGGAACTTCTCCGAGATATCCCGATTCGTGAGATTGGTATGGTATAGCAATTCCTCAATGTAGAGATTCCCATCCTCCTCGGTTACTCTAACCAGGGCGGTGGGATCATTCGTAAAACCAAAGTCCATCCCCATTGAAATGACCTTTCCCTTCGGCTCTTCTGCAATATGGAATTGAAAGATTGTCGCTCTTGATGATCCTCTCTCCCCCAGTCCATAGATACGCCAATAGTCCTCATCCGTATCTCTCAATCGGGTGATCTCTTGCCGGATGGTATCATCCAGGAAGGGGTTGTCGAGGTAGGTCGTTTGGAAAAACTCCGCATCATCCCTCGGTATCACCTTGTCATATATCCAATGGAATGCTTCCGAAGGGTTGTAATCGAGAATGATCTTCCCATCGGTACGGAAAATTAGTTGCTGCCAATCCTCGAAAAATAATTCGTTGGCTTCATTGATGTAGAGCAGATTTCTCTTTCTTCCTCGGATCTTGTCCGGCTGATCAATCGAGATGAATTCAATGAGGTTACCATTCAAGTAGTATTCACTTGATGATTTGTTGTGATACCCCTCTCGGTAGATATCATAACTCCGGAGGATCTCAAAGAAGTCCCTCATCACCGATGCTCGGAGGGAAGGGAAGGTCTTTCGGCAGATGGTTATTGTCTTTCCCTTATTATTTCGGGTATAGTAAAATATGATCCAAAGCAAGATGTTGTATGTCTTGCCGGATCTCGTTCCACCTTGTTCAATCGTGATTCTTTTATCTGATCGGAGAAGGTGTCCGAATACCTTATTCGTTTTCAGTTCCCTCGCCAAGTATCTGAATGTTGAAGAGGTTATCGCCCGTGTTATGGATTTCTTGTCTTTCTATATATCCCCGATTCTTGCCCTTTGTTTTCAAGAAGAAGATTGTTGCCGTGGAATTACCATCTCGGATTTGTTTGTGCAGTTGGCTTTCTGCAAAGTCAATAGCAACATCAGACAATTCATCCACCGCCTTTTTGTATTCGGGATCTTCTTGCATCCATAGGTAATGCGTAGTGCGCCCTATACCTACGGATTTACAAGCAGCCGTAACAACACCCAAAGATTTCTCCAGGGCATCAAGCATTGCCTTTTTATGTTGTTCAGTTTTGTCCATCTTTTTTATATATTTGTTTTGCGAGGGTAGTGTAATGGTTGCACACTTGATATTCCAATCAAGAAGTGGCGTTCAAATCGACCTCCTCGCTCAAAGATGCCCCGCTATGCGGGGTTTCTTTTTTGGGATAAGGCATTGACAATTCTTTACACATACCTATCAAAGAACTATCCAAAGGATAGATATACTTGTTTTTCCCGGATGACTTTCTTTTTTTCGCAATCCTTTTCATTTGTGGCTTAATAGATTTGGCGTGACGCCATTTCCCATCAACAAAATATTCCATTCCGGAAGATTCTGAATCTCCGACATAATACCAATTAGTTGCTTGATAGATTGTTCCCTTGTGATCTTGACCTTTGTCGGCATATGAAATTACCAATCTAACTAAAGGGCTATGTTTTTTTAATAGTTTTAATCCTAATGCAACCACTTTTGATGTCATTTCTTGTTTCCCATTTAGAGCGACTCTGATCAATTCAACCGCTTCACCTTGCTTTAAACCATATGGTGATCCAATTTGAGGAGTTGCTCCCATACCAAAACAAATAACACCACACCATTCTCCATTCGCATTGAAAACGGAATATGCGTTATCGTGTGCCCTCGGGGCAATTGTTTTAGCATAATGAAAATTCAACAATGCAAAATCTACTGCCTTTCTTGATGCCTTCTCCAATTTCATATCTCTCCCGCACTTACTGAAAAATATGCACCCTGGTATTTTCTATCGATTAACTCTTGAATGTCTATCTCTGCTTTTTGAAGTTGTTCCGGACTATCAAATGTTATTTTAATAGTTGCGGGTTTCCCTTTTTCTTCCCTTATGAGATCATCATATGAAGGTTCTTCCATAAGTATAGGTAAATCCAATCCCCAATCAGTCAATGCCTCTACATCCCATTCATTGGCGAGTAAGTCCCAATCCCATTCACCAAATCCCACATTGTCTTTGATGATGAATTCGGCTTTTTGCTCATCCGTTAATTGATCGGCAATGATGATATCCACCTCTTGCAATCCCGCAGCGATAGATGCCTTTAGGCGCATATTGCCCCCCAGGACAACCATATTGCTATCCACTACAATAGGTCGCAATTCAAGCATTTGAGGAAACTCCTGGATGCTCTTGACTAATTTCTTGAACTTATCATCCTTGATGAATCTCGGATTCTTTGGATTCGATTTGAGTTTTCGGATTTCTACTTTCATCTCTTAAATAACTTGCTTTCGTGAATTTCCTTTAGCCACTCCTTGTATTCTTTGATATCTCCATACCGGATGTGGCAATCCCGGCAAAGAGCCATTAAATTTTCGATGTGATCTGCTTTCTCATTTCCTCCCATACCTCTTGCTTCAATATGGTGGATGTCAACGGCTCGGCTTCCGCAAACCTCACAAGGGATGAAGTCCGTTTGATCGAATCCCATCCCTTGCAGATAAATTTTTGTATGCTTCTTCACAAGTGCATTTCGTTCTTCTTTACTATCGTGATACCCCACCATAGCCATCCGAAAGATACGGCTCTTTCGCAAATATGCGAATCATAGCAGATTGTTACGAATGGGATCACCTGGATGCTTCCCACATACTTGAATGTTTCAATAGCCATTGTGTTTAAGGTGTTTAGTTAATATGCTTTTGTGAATCCCATCCATTTGAACATTGTCGTGCATCCATTTTAGGTAGTCAAGGTCGTTTATCTTGGATAGTTTCCAGCCCTTGTATCTTCCAATTACCATCTTCATATCAGATATCCGAAATGGGTTCTTATATCCCTTGTAGGGTATGTGATGGTTTTGAATCCCTTTTCGGTTTTCGTTTAGTAGAGTGCGTTTGTTTAACCCTTTATCTTTTTTCACAACTGGAATACTTTGACATTGGCGGTATAGGCACTATGCTCACAATCCCTTGCGAAGGTGATCGCCTCCTTCTCCTCCTTGAATGATTTTCTTGCATTGAGTAACCAAGTTTGATCTTCCAGGAATTTGTCATAAACAACTATGTAACTCATTTTTCTTTGTTTTTTAAATTATCCCCATTGATCAGCCATTGCTTCGGCAATCCCAGGCCAAAACATACTTCGGGATTTTCCATCGCCCCATTTTTTAGCATACCAAGAGTGCATACGCTTACCACTTGAATAAGTTATGAATTCTCCTTTGTCAACTATGTTTGTTGAATTGAGTTTTGGTAAATTCTTTAGCCATAAACAAGTTTTTTTGCTAACACTATGTCCAAACTCATATGGTTGAATTATTTGTGTTGGTTTCTTAATCCTTGTGCTTATGATGCTTACAGGGTTTTCCAAACATATTTTTTCAATAGGAGCATTTAACAGTTTTTGGACAAAATCAAGAGCATCTGCTTGTTCTTTTTGTTTTTTGTGGAAGTGTCTTGCACCACTTACCGCTAAATGAGTACAAGGGGGGTGAGCAATCATTAAATCCCAGCCATCATTGATTATATCCATAACATCTCCCTGGTAATGAAGGCCCTCATTTTCCGTTGGTAATATGTCACAACTCATTGCATAATGACCTTTGGCAGCAAATGCATCACGAACTGTTCCGCTATATTCACAAGCAATTAGCACTTTCATTTCTCTTTGATGTTATTTTACATTTTAAAAAGGTTTGGGGAGGACTTGTTCAACCAAAAACACTCCTCATAACGCAGTAGCCCTCCCCTCCCCTTATTGTTGGCGGTCAAGCCATCTGCGGTACATATTGGCTGCTACCGCAATGCGTTGGGGATAGAATGGATAGTCCTTGCGTAAACGAGCAAGAGCAATCCGCATAAATTGTTCTTTCATTCCAGTTCTCCGATTATAGTATACGAATCAATGTCCTCTCCTTCAATAAAGTATCTCTTGTAGATGGAAATCGCCTCTTGCAACTTCTCCCTCCCTTTTTGAATGAATGATTCTTTGATCCGATAGATCCCCACATCCAGGGAAGATTTGTCAATCACAATGAAAACAAACTTCTCCCAGGAAACCCCAAAGAGTTCACAGTAGATAGCCGCTTGTAGATTGTAAGAATACTTTTGTGCTGAAAAGGGGAATGCCTTGAGGTCAGCCGTAGTTTTTAGATCCACAATAAATCCTTGTGATTGATCATACATATCCGCTTTCGCTCGGAAAGGAAGATCCCCAATCATTCCCATTGTCGGTACTTCAAATTCGCATCCCTGGAAAAAGGAGAGAGCATATTCATTCCGAAGGAGGGCATCCGCAATCCTTCTCGCTTCATCATAATCCCTCCGGGTGATTGATCCCTCCGGGGAATCCTTAAATGCTTTAGTGGCTCTTGACTGAACCTCCACAACCTCAATCCCCTCCATCTTCTCCGGCTCGAGAGCCATCAGATGCACCAACCTTCCAATGTTGAAGGATGCAGAGTCATCTTGTCCGTATTTGGTGATATAGTGATATTGTTTCGGGGAATCCAGGAGTTGTTTGCAACTCGTAGAGGATAGGGCATATTTTCCGAGATATCCATAGTAGAAGGAATCATCCTCCATCTTTTTGATGATCTCTTGTTGATCCCATCTCTCTCCGTTCAGTAATTC